TATCAAAGTTAGGTTTGATGTAGATAGGTGAGTTGCTGTATGCAAGAAGGTGACGGGCACGGCGACGCATCTTCATGTTCATGCGGTTCTGGTCCCAAATAGAAAGCATTGCACGCTTACGGTCACGAGCCATCTGCATTGAACGGTCTGAACCTTCACGCAATGCAGGGAAATAAGGCACTGGCATAGTGCTTGATACACGCATACTCATCTGGTCAAGACCTTGTACCAGTAGGTTTGCAACAGAAGATTTAGTGTTGCGGTCTAATTCATTTAGTGGGACAACCACATCGCCGTTAGCAAGTTGGCGTACTTGGCGCATTTGTGAAAGGATAGGACCTTGGGCAGTAACACGCTGGCGGTAGAGGTCAACTATTTCTTCAACTGATTTCATGCGTGACCTTTAGTGTGACTCAAACAATGCAACGATAACATATTAGCCTTACTTAAGCCAGGATGGTCGCCATTGGCGGGGTGGTGGTTTGGATTCGGTTAGGTTCGGCAAGTTAAGTAGAGCCATCCACAAAGCCATCACAATGTCGGTGCCATGTTTCTTATCTCTAGACCATTTAGTTAACTCATCTGAAGCGGCAAGAGTCTTCCAGTTGCCCTTCATAGAAGGCAGGCGTAAGGCTCCCGACCTGATAACTGGTGGCAGTAGCGATTCCACACCCAGTGATTCATCTAGTTTGTTTCGGCTAGTGGTGTGAGGTACAACATTGACACGGTGCAGGGCTTGCCATTTGCGTACAAAGTCATGGGCTAGAAGGAACCGTTGGGCTGCGTTGATTTCAACAATCCAATGCGAGATGGGGTAGCCCATCTGGTATGAGCGTTCCTGCATCCTGTCCATCAGCCCTGAGTATTCACCAGTCATGGTGTCATAACCAAGGACTTCTTCAGCGGATAGTTTGACTCGTTCTATGTCTACAACATGGTAAAGGTTCGTATTTGGCTGGTAGATAATCCACACAAACGCCCAGAACATGGTGGGTGAGGGGTCTACAGCGACGATAGATACCCACGGGTGGGCTAAACCTTCAGGTATATACCCTGGTTGACGGTCACCATCTATACAGCCTGGGTAGTCCACCCCATCTAGCCCTACGCCACCTGTTATCCAGGTGCGTTGTACCAGTTTAGAGTCCAAGTCCAGGTCTTCTTGCTGGTATACGACCTTGAACACATCTGGTTTGTTGTATCTAATGAAAGATAGGTCTTTCCACGGTAGACGCTTGGGTTCTAGTAGCGGTCCGTCTGGATACGGTAAAGATTTGAAAGAACGAGATTCTTTACCCGTGTCAAGTTCCTCATAATACGCTTTATAGATGATATGGCGGTACTTTTTTTGCCGTACTGGTACACCTTCAGATACATCTTCAGGGGTAATGACATCTGACCCATCGTAATTGATATCTTCTTCAATGTCGTAGGTTTCTTTGGAGAGACAATGAGCGTAAAGGTCCCCCGAACCGAGTCTCTGCCCGACAACAGCCAGCAACCCGCCTGGGTCGCAACGGGCTTCTGCCACTCCGTCCCATCTTTCCAGAAGTTTGTCCCTAGCCACGCTTTCTCGTGCATTGTCAGGTGAGGCAACATCGTCAAAGAGACATAAATCGGCTCGGTGTCCGATGAACTCTGCTTCAATTCCGTAGGCACGGACAGTTGGCTCTTTGTTGTCCAAACCGTTTCCGTCAAGTTGCTCCACGACAAATTCTTCTGCCCGCCATAGGGCACCTTTATCGGTTGGTTTGAATCTTCCATAATCAATTGTTAAACACCCTCCAGCATTTATTGCTAATCCTTTTTGTACCATTCCTGGGTCTGGTTCAATTGGTTGTACTCGTTCTAAGGTTTCACGGATACGGCGTGAATACATTTTTGCCATGTTCTGAGATACAGAACCAATCATGACACGCACCCGTCGGTTACGAATAATTGCCCACACCGCCACATCATGGAACAGGGTTGACTTTCCTGCACCTGGCGGGACATTCACTACTACAAATTCTTTTTCTTCGGACTCCAATAGTTTTACAAGAGTCACAGCGGCTTCAACCTGCCACGGGGAAGGTACCCGTCCTAGGTAATACTCACGAAAGAAAGCAAAGTCTTCTTTACCACGGCGGGCTTCCTCACATAGTTTGTCGTCAGGGACAGCAGATGGTAAATCAATAGCATCCATGAAAGCGTTGTAGTCATCACGCTGACTACCACCTTCGTTGCGTTGAACTTTAGATGCTTTAGCGTTTGCTTCTTTACGAACCGCTTCTGCGGCTCTGGCTTTTGCTACCCATTTGGAACCTGTGTTGACATGGATGCCAGCAGTACGGGACGCTTGTGTGATTGTTTGCCCCGATGCGATAGCAGCAAAAAATTTTGCTTTGTCAGCGGGGGAAACTTGTCGTTTAGTTCCCATCGGGTTTTATTCTACCACTTAACTTTGTCAGCCCAATACGCTGCAGACATTTTTCCTTTAGCAATGTTAGAAGCATGACGGTCTTTGAACGCTTTGTTGCGTGCAGACCCATCAGGGGAACCAGACACACCTTGCTGTCCGAAGCGGATTAGTTTCACTTGGTCGCCTACTTTGGCTACAACCACATGGGATTTAGTTGGATGCTTAGGGGTTGCCTTTGGCTTGTTGTACCCAGATACACCTGCCCGTTTCAGGCGAGAATCTTCAGGCATTAGAAATCTGTTTTTCTACCCGACGGTAAAGGCTTAGGATATTTTTTTCCTTTCAAGCCTTTGCTGCCAGATTTCTTCAAAGCACTATTAACTTCTTTTACCACTTTTTGTGTACTTTTACCTTCAAGTGCAATTTCTTTAGAAACCTTAATTGGTTTACCAGAAACAACAATAGGTTCATTACGACCTGCACGACCAACAGACTTAGTAGCAGGGTCTATTTTTTTTACAGATGAACGGGGGACTTTGCCAACATAGATTGAACCTTTATCCCCTGAATAACCTTTTGCTGATTCGGGATGCAAAACAGAACCTTTGGCTTTAGGGTTAAAAGCCCAAACAACATTTTCTTTTGGTGCGTCTTGAGAACCTTTTGTTGGGTTAATTGTTTTAAGATTCTTAGTTGGTGAACCATGAATAACGGTTTTACCAAATTTGTAACTGTTCATGGCGGCTGAATAGCCTTTTCCTAAAACTGCTCCACCGAGAACTGCTTTACCCATTTGGCTGTAGCCACGGGCTTGTTCATTGCGGGATTTGGCAAACCCTGCAATTCGTGCGTCGTCTTCTTTTTTAGTGCGAGCCGTTGATGCAGATGTTGCTTTGCCTGTAGGTTTTGGTTTTTTGGGAGCCATTACTTCTTCTTTTTGAAAGGATTAACAATGCCCACAGTAGTAGCCGCCCCCGCAACAAAACCTTCGGCTTTATCAGCACCAATCTTGATAACTTTGTTTGCTGCTTTAGTTCCTTGGCGTGCAGCATTGGATTGAATACCTGCCTGCACTTTTGCTGCAGACTTTTGAAGCGTTACTTTACCAACATTAGATGTTGCATTAGCGGCACCTGAAGGACTGGAGGTAATAACTTTGCTGCCTTTAAGAACATTCATAGTTTTAGAAGTTGCAGGGGCTGCTTTAGCCAAGGCTTGGTTAGTGGCTGCTGCACCTGCACGACCTGCTGCTGTTTGTATTGCCATACCTGCTGCTTTAGCCAGGGCAGTACCTAATACTGCGCCAACAACAAACTGTTCTACTCTATCTTTATTGTCTACAGCAAATGCTTTACTGAATGCCGCTTGGTTAGCCATTGACTTCTTTGCCCCAGGGGTGACATTGCCGACAGTGGCAGTTGACTTGACACCTTTAGATTTTTTCAGTGCTGCAATTTGTGCAGGCGTAGGATTCTTAGCCATTACTTTTTCTTTTTAGGAGCCATCACCATTTTTTTGCCAGACTTCTTAGCCGCTACTTTAGCGTCTTTCATTCCAGCGTCTGTGTATGGGAATTTCTTTTTTCCTACCTGTGGCATGTTACTTTCCTTTTTTCGTTCGGGATGCAGCCATGTTATCAACAAGATTCGGGTAAGGACGACCCGCCTTCTTCGCCCTTGCTTTTGCTGCTGTCTTTTGAGCAGGAGAGAGAGGAGAAGATTTCTTTTTAGGATTTGGTTTTTCCCAAACTTTTTTTTCTTTCATGTTGCAAGAGTAGCAGAGAGCGTGTAGAGTTCCTGTCACATAGTTACTTCACCTTTGAACCGTGAGGTAATTATTGGGTTTACCCCCCTGTGTCATATTGCTTTTGTTGCAGGGGGGAAATACCAATCATGGCTGTATACCGTTTGCATGGTACGGGGCATTTCACACCAGGTAACTGGGGTAGATGTTTCCTGCAATCAGACAAGACCGTTATGTACCCCTTAGTTTTGTTGCGTAAGAGAAACAA